GATCGTCTTGCTTCTCGGTACACTCGTGCCCTTGCTCGTTCAATGGCACACACAAAGCAGGTTAAAGCTGCCGCAGTTCTTAACAACGCTTTCTCCGCTGGCGCATTTGCTGGTGGTGACGGTGTTGCTCTCTGCGCCACTAATCACCCGCTTACAAACGGTGGCACATTCGCCAATGAGCCAGCAACTGCTGCTGATTTGAATGAGACTTCTCTTGAAGACTCTCTTATCACCATCGCTGGTTTCACTGACGAGCGCGGTTTGATTATTGCCCTTAAAGGCATGAAGCTTATCGTTCCTCGCCAGCTTCAGTTTGTTGCCGAGCGTCTTATGGTATCAAACCTTCGGGTAGGTACAGCAGACAACGACACAAACGCATTGCGCTCAATGGGCATGCTTCCAGACGGTTATGTAGTCAACGACTTCCTGACTGACACGGACGCATTCTTCATTAAGACTGATGCACCAAACGGCTTCAAGCACTTTGAGCGTATGGCTCTGTCAACTGCAATGGACCCAGACTTCGACACTGGCAACATGCGGTACAAAGCTCGTGAGCGTTATAGCTTCGGCTTCTCAGATCCTCGCGCAGTGTTCGGTTCACCGGGCGCATAAGTGTAGGCAAAATGATATTAAAGGGCAGCTTCCATGCTGCCCTTTTTTGTTGTACAATGTTTTATTCCTGACAACTGCATTGGGCGGTTGACACTAGCCACGACAGGAGACTTAAATGGCTACCACTACTTTCTCTGGTCCTATTAAGGCCGGAACTATCAAGAACACAACAGGCACAACAGTAGGCACCAACGTTGCAAACGTTGGTCAAGTTGTTATGGCTCAGACATTTTCAGCAGACTTATCAGGCGGTGCTTTAGCTGCTGTAGTTACTGATGTTGTTATCCCTGCAAACTCTCAGATCATTGATTGCGTGATTGACGTTATCACCGCAGCAAGCGGCACAACTAACCTTAGTGTCGGTGACACTGTGGGTGGCGCAGCTACAATCCTGAACACTTTTGCAAGTGGGACATCTGCTGGACGTAAGTACCCAACAACTCAGGCTGGCGCTGCATTAGCTTGGCAGGACACTGGTACAGCAGACATTCGTTTGACCGTGACAGCTTCTGCTGCAACAAGCGCGGGTCTTGTTCGTTTTACAATCCTGTATCAGCAGAACAACAACCTTGCTTAATAGGAGGGCGGAATGGCTGCTTCTATCACAGCAAAAACAGTTACAGCTACCGGAACAGTACTGGGTGGTAGAACTCGTTTAAAAGCTTTCTATGTAAAGACAGCTTCTAGCGGGTCACCTGCGGTGGTGTTTAAAAACGGCAGTGGCGGTGCAACTCTGTTGTCGATGGTGTTCCACACATCCGACGACAATCAGATCACCATACCTGACCACGGTATGATCTTCGATGATCAGTGTCATGTGACACTCACCAACGTAGATTCGCTTACTGGATTCTTTGGCTAATGGCTAGAAAACCAGCCAAAATGCCAAGTCGTAACAAGAAAAATTTCCGCTCTACAAAATCTGGAGCGGGAATGACCAAGGCTGGTGTGGCGGCGTACCGCCGCGCCAACCCCGGGTCAAAGTTGAAGACCGCTGTTACTGGTAAAGTAAAGAAGGGGTCAGAAGCTGCTAAACGTCGTTCTTCATACTGTAGCCGCTCAAAAGGGCAGATGAAGATGCATAACATCAATTGTAGCAAAACGCCTAAGAAACGTATCTGCGCTGCACGGCGGAGGTGGAAGTGCTAATGGACAATAAGATATTTATTGTAGCCCTGTTGGGTTTCTGTGGGTGGATTGGTATGTCTGTCACAGACTTAAAAACCGAAGTCGCAGTGGTTAATATGAAGGTCACGGAAAATCACAAGATGTTAAGCGTTTTGTGGGATGATTTCTTGGAGAAGAAAAATGGCAATCTCGCGTGGATCAATGGCGAAGCAAATATCAAAGCCACCGCAAAGACGGAAAAGACCATCCAGTAATCCCAGAGTTGCTAGGGGGTGCGGTACTGTTTTAAGTGACAAACGTGCGAGAAGGAAAAAAAGGAATGGCTAAAGATGCATGTTACAGCAAGGTTAAGCGCCGTTATAAAGTCTTCCCGTCAGCGTATGCAAGCGGGGCAATCGCCAAATGTCGTAAAGTCGGCGCAGCAAACTGGGGAAACAGCAAGAAAAAAGCAAAAGGGGGAACATTTAAATACCGAACAACCAAGATATATTGATAGCGGCCCTGTAATTCTACGACCGTGATTAACCAGAGAGATAATTATGGAACCAATATCAACGGCCTTGGCTGGGATAGCTTTAGTTAAAAGCGCCGTTGACGGTATTAAAAGCGCCATTGGCACCGCTAATGATATAGGAGACATCGCGGGTCAGATAGATGCTTTGTTTACGGGTCAAAAGCAGGTAAACGAGGCTAGAAATAAAAAATCTGGTGTTGGGCTGACAGATCAGTTTGGTGTAGAGTCCGTTGCTCGTGAGATGATCGATGCTAAGTTAGCAGCGGAAAAGCTACAAGAAGTAGCTACTATGGTGAATATGCGCTTTGGACCGAATACATGGAAGAATATTTTAGAAGAAAGACAAAAAAGGATACAAGAGGCAAAAGAGGCTGCGGCGGCAGAACGTAGGCGAAAGCTACAAGCGTCCAGAGAATTTGAAGAAATGATGAAGCAAATTGTTCTTGTTGCTACTATCATAGTTATTTCTATCGGTTTGTTTGTTTATTTGTTTGCAGTTATTCAGTAAGTATGGATGAGATATGGCAGTACGAAAGACTAAAAAGGGAGCGGCTCTCAAGCGGTGGTTCAAAGAAGAATGGAAGGATGTTCGCACGGGCAAAGCGTGTGGGCGTGGCAAGGGTGAAAAACGGGGTACTCCATATTGCCGCCCCTCTAAGCGCGTGTCTTCTAAGACCCCTAAAACATCCAAAGAAATGACAGCAGCAGAAAAACGTAGTAGAATATCACAAAAGAAGAGACTAGGACAGCCAGCGGGTAAGCCACGCAGAGTAAAATCTTTAAGAAGGAAAAAATAATGGCTCTTTCAGGATCCAGAAACTTCGAGCTAAACGTCGCTGAAATTATTGAAGAGGCGTATGAGCGGTGTGGGTTAGAGGCTCGTACTGGTTATGACTTTAAAACAGCAAGGCGGTCTCTTAACTTAATGTTTGCTGACTGGGCTAACAGAGGTCTTAACTTGTGGACAGTTAAGCAAGGCACACAGGCGCTAACATCAGGCACAGCGACATACACCTTCACAGCAGACTATACGGACTTGTTAGAGGTAGTATTACGTCGCAGTGGCACAGACTTTGAGTTGTCGCGGATGTCTAGGGGTGATTACTTAACGATCCCTGCAAAAACAACAGAAGGTCGCCCAAGTCAGTATTTTTATAATCGTCAAACACTGCCACAGGTGACGTTGTGGCCTACCCCAGATAGCTCCACAGATACTTTAATTTACTATTTTGTGCAGAGGATGGATGACGCTGACACATTGGTAAACACTAATGACGCACCGTTTAGGTTCTATCCTTGTATGGTTGCAGGTCTAGCTTATTACGTCGCGATGAAGAAAGCCCCGGATAGAATTCAGCTTTTAAAGTCGGTGTACGAGGAAGAGTTTCAACGTGCAGCAAGTGAGGACGAGGACAGGGTGCCGCTGAAGCTTCAGCCAAGTATTCAATATCTTCGGGTTAATTAATGGCAAGACATGCATCTGGTAAAAGGGCTTGGGGTCTTTCGGATCGTTCCGGGTTTCGGTATCGTCTTGCAGAGATGTTGGTTGAGTGGAATGGTCTTAAAGTTGGGCCAGATGAGTATGAACAGAAACACCCACAACTGAATCCACGCAGAATAGGGCCGGACCCACAGGCTCTTTTACAACCTAGACCGGACACAGCCACCGAGGTAGCTGGTCAGGTTCTTTTAGTGATGAACCCCTTTCAGTCAGGAAGTGCGGGTTCTTCTGTGATTACTGTGTTTGAACCATCTCATGGACGCAGCACATCCAATGTTGTTATTTTCCGTAAAACACAAGCATTTGACGGTTTTTCCACAACCGTTTTAAACAAAGCTGCTGGGTATACAATCACCGTTGTTGATGCTAACTCGTATACAATTACAGTTACTGGCGAAACAGCAACCATTGGCGGCATAAGAGGTGGGGGTGGCGTTGTAACCGCTGCCGCTGGTGTGGCAACAACATCATCGACGTTTGATTCGATAAGTGTTACATTCGATTCGGCAAGCGAGACTTTTGACGAGGCTTAAATGGCAAAACAAGCAGTAGGAATTGGAACATCAGCTAATGATGGAACGGGTGATACCCTTCG